CGAAGACAAAGGCGAAGACGACGCAGAAGAACTTGACTTAGACGAGCCAATGGACATGGACATGGACATGGAACCAGAAATGGAAGAAACTGTCGACTATGACATTGAAGAGTCAGTTGAGGAAGAAGTTGTTGAAGAAGCAACTAAATTATCTGATGCAGTTGCAGAGCCAAAAGGCGGCGAAGCAGATTCAAATGAGTCATCTTTAACTAAAGCACCAAAGAAAGAAGCGATTGCAGGCGCAAGTCCAGTCAAATCTAAAGATGGTGGCGACGGTAACAAAGGTGAGTCAGCAAAGGACCACACACCTACAGACAACATTAACGTAGACCAGAAAAAGGTCTAAATAATATTGCTTTAGGGAGTAATTTAATATGGCACGAAAACTCTATGAATACTTAACTCCGCAACATGCTGGGTTAAAATTAATGGAATCCGAGGACGGAAAGGACTTGTTTATGCAAGGACTTTTCATTCAAGGTGTAGTTGAAAATCAAAACGGGCGAGTTTATCCACGTGAAGAGATTCAACGTGCTGTAGAAAATGTAAGATCTAGATTAGGTGAAGGTGAAACTGTGATGGGCGAATTAGATCATCCAGAAGAACTTCAAATTAACCTAGACAGGGTAAGCCATATAATCACTGACATGCATATGGATGGTGATAATGGCATGGGTAAACTTAAAATCATAGAAACACCAATGGGAAATATTGCAAAAGCATTATTAAAGGCGGGAGCAAAATTAGGTGTATCAAGTAGAGGAAGTGGAAACGTTAATGAAAGCGGTAAAGTTTCTGATTTTGATATAGTAACAGTAGACATTGTGGCACAACCAAGTGCTCCGGATGCCTACCCAAAAACAATTTATGAAAGTTTATTCAACATGAGAGGCGGTGAAACTATTTTTAATACAGCAACCGCAATTACACACGATAAAAGTGCAGAAAAACACTTGATGAACGAAATCACTCGTTTCATTAAGGAATTAAATACAAAGTAAGTAGGAGACTACTATGGCAGTGAAATTTAACGAGATACTTGAAGGAATAGAATTATCTGAAGAGGTAACTTCTAACATTCAAGAGGCTTGGGAAAGCAAACTTGTTGAAGCAAGAGAGGAACTTACTGCTGAACTTAGAGAAGAATTTGCCCAAAGATACGAGCATGACAAAGGTCAGATCGTTGAAGCAATGGACAACTTCATTTCTGAAAAAGTTACAGCAGAAATTGCCGAACTTGCAGAAGACAGGAAAGCATTAGCAGACCAACAAGTTAAGTATCGCAAGGCTGTCAGTGAACATGCTAAACTATTAGACAAGTTTGTAACAGAACAAGTCGCTAAGGAAGTAAAAGAACTTAGAGCAGATAGATCAAAAGTAAGTGAGCATGTAGCAAAACTAGATGATTTTGTTGCAGAGCAACTTGCAGAAGAACTTTCAGAGTTCCATGAAGATAAGAAAGCATTAGTTGAGCAAAAAGTTAAAATGGTAAGAGAAGGCAAAAAGCAATTAGCAGAAGCCAAAAAAGACTTTATTAAGAAAGCCGCTGGTAAAGTGGAAGGCGTTGTAAACAACGTTCTTGTTAATGAAGTTAAATCTTTCCGTGATGACATCACGTCAGCTCGTGAGAACGACTTTGGACGCAGAATTTTTGAAGCATTTGCAAACGAGTATGGTAACTCATACTTGAACGAAGCCAAAGAAATAAAAGCAGTTCAGAAGACACTAGCCGAAATGAAAATTAAACTTGAAGAAGCAGAAGCAAAAGTTGAATCGAAAGATGAGCAAGTTGCTTTAACGGAAAGCAAGTTGAAAGTGGCACAAGATTTAATGGATCGTAAAGAAACATTAAATGAACTTATGGCACCATTAGGCAAAGAGAAGAAAGAAATTATGTCTGACTTACTTGAAAGTGTTAAGACAGAGAACTTAGCAAAGCAATTTGATAAGTATCTTCCATCTGTATTAGATGGCGAAACACCAAGAGTGAAGAAGACTATCACAGAATCAGTAACAAAAGAACACACTGGTGATAAAAAGGTGACTGCAACAGCAGAAGCCAATGACAGCACGGATGATGTTGTAGAAATAGACACTATCCGTAAACTAGCCGGACTTTCAAAATAATAGGAGTATAAAATGGCAAATTTATTTGAGAGCAACTGGTCCGCAACCAAAGAGGCACTTACAGAAGGACTGCAAGGTCAACGTAAGCAAACTATGGACGTGGTACTCGAAAACGCAAAGCGTCAATTGTCAGAGGCCGCAACCGCAGGAGCCACAGGTGCAGGATCCGTAGCAACACTAAACAAGGTGATGTTACCTTTGATCAGAAGGGTTATGCCTTCAGTGATCGCAAACGAACTAGTAGGTGTACAACCTATGACTGGTCCAGTAGGACAAATCCACACATTAAGAGTCAGATATGCTGAAACTGGTGGTGGAGCAACAGCAGGTGACGAGGCATTAAGTCCTTTCAAACTTGCTAACTCTTACGCAGGTTCTCCAGATGCAACAGCATCTGCTGAGGGACTTCCAGGTAAGAAAATGAGCATTCAAATCTTAAAAGAAACTGTTGAAGCGAAGACAAGACGTCTTTCAGCAAGATGGACTTTTGAGGCGGCTCAAGATGCAGAAAGTATGCACGGCGTTGACGTTGAAGCAGAAATTATGCAAGCCTTAGCACAAGAAATCGTTGTTGAGATCGACCAAGAGATTATTGGTTCACTTAGAACATTAGCAGGTACTGGTACTAACAGTATTGACTTCAGTTCTTTAAGTGGAACTTCAGTCTTCGTCGGTGACAGACACGCGGCATTGGCTATTGAGATCAACAGAGCGGCTAACAGAATCGCGGCTAGAACAAGACGTGGTGCTGGTAACTATGTTGTTGTATCTCCAGAAGCATTGACAATCTTACAAAGTGCGTCAACTTCAACATTTGCAAGAACAACAGAAGGTTCATTTGAAGCACCTACAAACACTAAGTTTGTTGGTACATTGAATGGTACTGTTAAAGTTTTTGTAGACAACTACGCGGCTGACGGAACAGACGTTTTAGTAGGATACAAAGGTTCATCAGAAACTGATGCTCCTGCATTCTACTGCCCATACGTTCCTTTAATGAGCACAGGCCCAGTTATGGACCCAAGCACATTTGAGCCAGTAGTAAGTTTCATGACCAGATATGGTTATAAAGAACTTACAAATACTGC